GCTAGTAGCTGTCGGTTGGTGGCCGCCTAATATCCCGTTTGAGCTACAAGACTTGCAGACGGTGGCTAAAGTGTTGACAGAGGCACACAAAAAAAGGTAACGACGCCATGGCAACAACCGCAAACATAGACGTATACGGGGTGCAGGCGGCGCTTAAAGAATTAAACGACATTGACCGCAAAATTAGGCGGCAAGTAACTAAAGACATTAAAAGCGTTGGCAATCAAATTGTGCAAGAGGCCCGCCAAATGGTGCAAACCCAATCACGTAGCGACGGCGCCCCGCTGTCCGGTATGCGCCGCGGCTCGCTTATTCGAGGCCGTGAGGCAGCTTGGAACGTATCCGAAGTACAAGGCGGCTTTAACGTCCGCGTTGGTGTACGTGCTACCCGTGAGCGTTACGTAGATTTTAACCAAGGCGGATACACCCGCCAAGTTGTGTACGGTGCTAAGCCATACCAGCTAATGGTTATTCAACAAAAGAGTTTTGCGGGCGCTATTTATGACCATGCAGGCGCGGGCATTAGCGGTATCCGCAACACGGCATTTATAGCCAACCTAAAAAAAGAGGTAGGCGACGCGCCGCGAGTCATTGACAAGGCCGTAGAAAACAACCGCCCGGGAGTAACCGCCGAGCTACTAAGCATTGTGGGTAAAGTTATGGAACAAACAAACCGTAATTTGGTGGTGACGCGTGGCAATTAACATTGGTATTTTTACGAGCTTTAACGGCAAGGGCATTGCCGACGCTCAACGCGAATTTAAAAGCCTGACCACTACCAGCCAAAAAGCGGGCTTTATTTTGCAGCGCGCATTGCTGCCAGCTGCCGCCGCTATCGGCACCATAACCCAAGTTATCGCCCCGGCTATTCGAGCAGCCTCAGACTTTGAGGAAGCAACCAGCAAGGTAAACGTAATTTTTGGGCGGGCGTCTAAGAGCGTTAAAACATTTGCAGACACCGCCGCCCGAGAGCTTGGCCAATCTAAACAGGCCGTGCTTGACGCTGCCGGTGCTTTCGGCACTTTTGGTAAAGCTGCCGGGCTCGCTGGCGGAGATTTAAGCCTATTTACTACAGATTTTGTAACGCTTGCTACTGACCTAGCGTCGTTTAACAACACAACCCCCGAGGAAGCCGTACAGGCCATTGGCGCGGCCCTACGTGGCGAGGCAGAGCCGCTACGCCGTTTTGGTGTATTGCTTAACGACGCAACCTTAAAAGCCGAGGCAATGGAATTAGGCATATACAAAGGCAGCGGCGCGTTAACAGCACAACAAAAGATTTTGGCGGCCCAATCCGCTATTTACAAACAAACAGGCGACGCGCAAGGCGATTTTGCTAGGACAGCCGACGGGCTAGCAAACAAGCAGCGCACCCTAAGCGCATTGTTTAAAAACTTTCAAATACAACTAGGGCAACAACTATTGCCAGCGGCAACCGATTTTGCTAACGGCCTAGTAAAAATTGCGGAAGCTTTCGACGATATACCGGGCCCCGCCAAAAACGCTATGAGCAGAATTGGCCAATTTTCGGGTGTGCTTTCGTCGGCTATAAACCCTATTGCGCTTTTTGTAAACGGCTTACAACTTATTGGCTCGGGTTACTTTGACGCCAAAAAAGAAACAGGCGCATACAACCAAGAAATGGGCCGGTCAAACCAAGCACAAATGCGTATGGCCGACGCCGCTGGCGAGTTCAATAAAAAGTTTCAAGAGACACCGCCAGCTATTAGCGGCGCTAAAAAAGAGGTTGAAAGTTTTGCCACCGCTCTTAAAGACAAGTTAGGCGAAGCTGTAGATACCGCTAAAGAAAAGTTGGCCGACGCCCAAGGCGAATTTAACGATTTTGCTACTAAGGTAAGCGACGCCGTAAAGGGTGCCCTTGATTTCAACGCCGCGCTTGAGGCTGGCGACTACGGGTTTAAAGGTTTTTTGCAGGCGTTACGTGACCAAGTAAAGGGCGTTGTCGAGTATTCCACCAACCTTGGTAAAGCCTTAGAAATGGGCCTATCACAAGACGCATTGGGTTACGTGCTCGAGGCTGGCAACGTGGCTGGCGCCGAGATAGCCCTAGAGCTTATTAAGGGCGGGCAAACCGCTATAGACGAAACTAACGCGCTTGTAGCAGCTGCACAACAAGCTGCCGACAAGGTAGGACTACAAGCTGCCGAGCGTTGGTATAAGGCTGGCGTTGACCAAGCAACCTTTATTGTTAACGGCCTTGAGGCAGAGCTAACAAAATTAACTCCAAAACTTATGGCCAAAATGGACGAGATAGCCGCCAAGCTCAAGCGCTCGGTAAACATTGACGTAACCGTAACCGAGCGTGTAAACCGTATTGTTGCCGGCGTTACTAGCTCAATACCAAAAATGGCAGACGGCGGCATAGTGACCGGGCCAACGCTTGCCATGATTGGCGAGGCAGGCCCCGAGGCCGTTATCCCGTTGTCACAAATGGGCAACATGGGCGGTAGCGGCGTAACAATTAACGTGGCTGGCGGTTTGTCTACTAGCGCCGAAATAGGGCAAAGCGTTGTTAACGCGTTGCGGGCGTATTCGCGTACCGCTGGCCCGCTGCAATTAAACGTGGCTTAACATGGCTGTTGCTGTAGTCCAATCGGGCAACTATGACCTACAAATAGCAACAGGCTTTTTAGTTGACGCGTTTACGCTCGACGACGCTACGCGCGGTGTGCTCAACAATACCGAGTATGTGTTAGACGGAACTACTGAATATGCGAGCGTTTTAGACGGTGCGTTAAACGTCAATGTACGCCGCGGCCGACGCGACCAAGGCGACACGTTCGGCGCTGGCACCATGACTTTTACCCTCGACGACACGTTGGCGTCCGGGGTATTCAATCCGTTTAATACCGATAGCCCATTTTATGACACGGCACAAGCTATGCCCGGGTTGGCCCCAATGCGCGAGGTACGGCTACTACGTTACGACAGCACCAACACGCCGCAATTCATTTTTAACGGCTACATAGTTAACTACGACTACAATTTTAGCCTTGGCGGCATTGACACGGTTGAGGTTTATTGCGCCGACCAATTCTATTTGCTAAGTCAAACCGTACTAAACGAGCTCAACGTAACGGCCGAAACCTCGGGCGAGCGCATAGAAACCGTCCTAGATTTGCCCGAGGTAGCGTTTCCAATAGCGGCCCGCAACATTGCTACAGGCACCGTAAACCTCGGCCACGCCGCCGCCTACACCGTGCCAGCCGGTACCAACGTACTTAACTACTTAACCCAAATAAACGACACCGCCGAATTTGGGCGGTTGTTTATGTCTCGAGCAGGCGTCCTAACTTTCCAAAACCGTATCGGCAACACCCTTGCAGGCAGCTCGGCAGACTTCCACGACGACGGCGCACCCGGCACCCTCAAATTTACAGGCGTAGGCATATCGTTTGAAGCCGACCAAGTAATAAACCGTGCTGTAGTTACCGGGCTAAATGGCACAACCGCCACCAATAGCGACGCAACCAGCATTGCCACGTACTTTATACAAACCACCAACATTGGCAATAGCCTTTTACACGAAGCCGGGTCAATATCTACCGCCGCCAGCTACCTACTAAACGGCCAACCCGAGGCCCGTTACACGTCTGTCGAAACGTCGTTTACCTTGCTTACCAACAGCCAACGCGACACGGTAGCCACCCTTGAAATTGGCGACACAATCACCATAGAAAAGACTTTTACCACGGGCCTGACAACCAGCGAGCTAGCCCAAGAGCTTGCCATAGAGGGCATAGAGCACCGCCTAAATTTTGCTACCGGGCATAGCGTTTTAATTAGTACCAGCCCTACAACGATTGTGTACGAATTTATTTTGAACGACGCAATTTACGGAATTATTGGGATAACCGACCCGCAACCCGTTTTAGGATAAAGTAACCAATATGGCTACCCCTACTTCTTTGCCCGCCGCGTTTGTTAGCGGCAACGTACTTACCGCTGCACAATTAAACGATTTGCGCGGCGCGTTTCGAGTTTTGCAAGTTGTAAGCACTACCAAAACAGACACATACACAGATAGCAGCGCTAGCGGCACACTAACAAGCGTTACAGGTCTATCTGTTGCAATTACGCCACAATCTGCAACGTCGAAAATTCTTGTTTACGCCACTTTTAACTACGGCGCAAACGGTGGCAACCGCGCAATTTTTGCTTTTACAGGCGGCAACACAGCCACGGCATACATTGGTGACGCGGCCGGCAGCAGGCGACGCGTAGCAACAGGCGCGCAATCTATAGACGCAAACGACGTAGTACCAGTAACCATGTTATATCTTGACAGCCCTGCAACCACTAGCGCAATTACTTACGCTGTGCAAGCCGCCGACATTGCTGGCGGTACTCTTTACATAAACAGGTCAAGCACCGACACAAACGGCACAAATTTTGCGCGATATGCCTCAACTATCGTTGCTTGCGAAATAAGCGCTTAAAAGTTGCCATGTCATGGCGTTACCTACTTGGCTGCACAATACTCGTAGCAGTAGTGGCTTGGAGTTGTAGTGGCTGCACCGTTTCTAAAACTAATATCGAGTACAAATGCTTTACGAAAGCGAGTTGCGATAATGAAAAGCCCTGAACAACAACACGCGGCACTAATAGTTTTCGTTGGCCGTCTAATGGCAATTTGCTTTACTTTTACGGTTATGGCGTTTATTTACGGCGTGTTGTTTGTTCAACAACCAATGGAACAAGCACCAACCGACGCACAACTAATTGACCTACTAAGCACGTTGCTTGTGTTTCTTACTGGCACCCTAAGCGGCCTTGTCGCGTCTAACGGCCTTAAAAGCAAACAAGAGCCGCCTAAATAATGACTGTTGCTAAAGCCAAGCCGGGTGTGCCGGGCGCTCGAGACTACATAGGCAACGCCGACGGGGCCGCACCCGCCCCACGTGCTGGCACTAATGCTTGGATTAAATGCGCTATTAACTTTAGCGGCAAAAGTTTGTGGGATAACGGCTCATGGGGCCAACGCGACATGCGCGGCAAACCCGGCAGCTTGTCGGTACATGCCACGGGCCGCGCAATGGATTTGAGCTACCGCTACATGGCAGACAAAAATAAGGGTGTAGAAACAGGCCGCAAAACGTCGCTTGAATTTATTAACAAGGTTGTTGCCAATGCCAACGCGCTTGGAGTGCAAGCAATTTTGGATTATTTTCCAAAAGATTTTGGGCGCGGCTGGCGTTGTGACCGCCAAGCTTGGAGTAAATACAGCAAACCCGAAATACACGGCGCACCCGGTGGCGATTGGTGGCACGTCGAGATATCGCCAACCATGGCAGACAACCCGCAAGCCGTCGAAGCCGCGTTTTTATTGGTGTTCGGGGATAATCCACCAACCGCGTAGCACCCTGCACTACCGTTGGGTTACCGACGGAAAGCTAGAGGTACCTAATGACAGACGAGCTACAAACCTTTTTGTACGAGTGCTACATAACGACACTCGACAACGGCCA